GAGTGCGACCCAATTACCTTTCACCTTTCGAATATCCATCAGCCTGAACCACTGCGGAGCTTCGCGATAGTCCTCGCCTGCAACGACGGTGCCGATCTCTTCGTCGTTGAGAAGTGCCGATTCGAGCTTGATGATCTGATATCGTTTGAGACCCAACGAATGTTTGAGCGGTATGTAATACACGCCCTGCAAATTATTCTGAGTGCCGCCGCGATCGTAATCGCCAAACCGCAATTTGCGTTGGCCCAGACGCTTAACTTCCTGCAGGTCGCGACAGCCGAATGCTGCAGCTCGTGCCGTTACCGGATGCAGAGCATTGGTACCGAGAAAGCGTCCGGCAATAAGCTGTTGGTCCGGGTCCTTGATGGTGATCGGTCGCTCGATGTCGGTGTTCGTACCTTCTTCAAACGTAAGCACGATCTCATTTACGAGTTGATCAGGCGGGATGTACGACAGCACGATCGACGGCTGACCGTCTTTCCACTCGATGTTTCGGTTTGGACCGGAATCGGTAAATACCGGTGCATTGTCCAACTCATCTTCCGTCGCCGGCACGAAAGCTGTCAGAGTGTATTTGCCTTCGTGCTGAAAAGGTATCGACAAAGCTCCCGATCGGCAGATGTCATCGATCTGCTCAAACGCCGGACGCGGTTCGAGAATTGCTTCGAATTTCGTGCGTCGGCCGCTGACTACGTCTGTGACGTCTTCTCCGTAGTAGAACGTCGATTCGACGGTGTCGCGAGTGGTTCGAGAAACCGTGATCCAATCGTCGATGTTGAACCGCGATCGACCGTTGCGCAGGCCCCAAGTCTGGTTCGAATAGATGTACATCAGCCACCAGGCACGATCGTCGGTCCATTGACGGCCGTAAGTGTCTGCATCGGTAAATACCGCGACACCGTCGTCGCCGATCACGCGGCATTCCATCGTCAGATCTCGCTGCGAGATCGACAGAGCATTGACCCAACCGTACTGCGTTTGAACGGTCACGGTTCGCGAGAAATTGTTCATCACCGAGGCATAGAAATGGCTCGGTTGGCCGCGATCGCCCTTGCGGATATCGACGTAGTTGAACTCGATCAGTTTCTCGATGACCTTGACGCTATAGACGCCGTAAACGTGGCCCTCGCAGACCTCCCAGAGGCAATCGACCCAGTTGTGATCAGGATTCGGAGAGCCGAGACGGCGACGCCATTCGAGCAGCCAATTGCCGCGAACATACTTTTGACCGGCGATCACTCGTAACGGCACCTTTTTCGATGAAGCGTTCTCACGCGAAATGGCGATAAAGCCCTGCGAGTTGGTCACCGTCGCACCTGCCGTTATGTCGTAAGCCTGAATGTAATGGCCATTCGGAGACGGCGGCGTGATCTTCTCTGCACATTCCGCACGAGACAAGGCGGTACAAGGCGTCACGCCCGGATTCCCAACCGAACCGCCGAGATGAAGATCCCAGCCGCAGCCGCCAGTCTCGTGATCGAAGATATCGGTGTAGGTTTCGCCCCAGACGCAGGAACCTTCCTGATACTTACGGCGTCCGGGAATGAGCTGCAAACGGCTGATGAAACCGTTCGACGCGACGGCCTGGACGACCTTGTGTCCGCGATCAGGTGGAGCTTGAAGTTGACCAAACCATTTCGATTCGGTCGCGTTCACATTTGGCCAGTAATAAAAGATCTCGCAGTAAACACCGCTCTTGAATTGTTTGAACCGTGACGATATTGGCCGTACGCCATCAGCGTCCGGAATGTCGCTGAATCTGAGCGGTATCGTGACGGTTTTAATGTCAGGATTGAGGTCAAATTCGACGTCGCGAATTAGGCTGTCGAGGAGACGAGCTTCAACCTTTACGCCGATCGCCTGATAACCGGCAAGCTGATCGTAGCAGCGGTCAGAATAGTACCGCGTCTGCGTTTCGTCGGCAGGGTCCCAAACCACCTTTAGATACGCGGCAACGCGTGGCTTCTTTTGAGCCTTAATAGCATTGATCTGGTCAGTGGTTAGCGACATTTAGGTCAGTTGTGCTTTCATAACAGCGAGCTGTTCGTCGATCTCGCGGAGCTTAGATTTCGGGAACAGTTCGTCGGAAAAGATCGCATACGCTAGGTCCATTTCTGCATGTCGGGCCGCGTCCGCACGGTCCTTACCGATCTGCGGCAGTATCAGCGGAAAACCGTCTGTGTAACGAAGATGAACGACGCCCCAAGTGTTCATCGGAGCCTGCTGATCGTCTTCGTCATATGGGACGCCGTTGAGACGGTATTGGTAGTTGGCGCCGAGTCCAAGATCGGTGAATTTAGTCGTTCCGGAGTCGCCTACCAAGGCGGCGACCGAAACGGCGGCCGTCACGATGCCGGCATCGTTCGAGAACGTCGCCTCGCGCATCTTCATCAGCAGCAAGATGTCTTTGGCCAGAACCGTGCCGAGCGACGTCAGCACGCCGTTGTTGGTCGTGTTACTAAACCTCAATATCGGCACATCATTGACCGTAGTCTGAATGACATCGCTGGTTCCGCTATCCATGATCAGCTCGTTGCTGAGGTCAGTATCGACCGAATTTAGAACGATGGGCCCGACGAACGGGAACGGTGCAGGATCTGTCCAGTTCGCCGGGTCATAGACCGCGATCGACTGCGAGAATTCCTGCGGTTGCAGGACCGTAACGCCGTTATAGCGAACTTGTTTAAATATCAACTCCGACGAATCAAGGCGAGTCAGTTTCCGTCGAAACGTGATCTCCGGATCTGCAAATTTAACGAGATAATAGCCGCCGTTCTTTGGGTTTTGGAGAACGAACGGCGTGCCAGTCACTTTCACTTCGTCGTATAGATCTTCGAGATACTCGGAACTGGACAATTGTTCACCGTTGATGCCCGTATATGCACCAGAATCAAGGGTTCCATCCGGCAAAGTTGGAAAGGACGCCGCCCACCGACGCGTTCCAACCTCTGATCCGTACAGCAACTCGTCTTCGTAGCCATCGCCAAGGTCATTCGAAAGCTCAGAAAAGCCCTTCGTGACGGATATTTCGCTAATCCGACATTGCAACTGAAAAACGTGATATCCGTTGATCGTAAGCGGCATTAGATGATGCTCCCTGTTAGTTCCTGTAGCGAACGTGTAGATCGCGGATCGGCGTGAAGCTCACGTTCGTAGCCGTCGCGGACTGCCTTCGGATTCTCCTGAACGCCCATTTGCAGAAGCTTTCCGGCTGAGACCGTTTGGAGTCGTCCGACCTGCTCGGCGAGCATGGCGACCGATTCGGCCAGCATCGCCATTTGACGGCTGTCAGCACCGTTCGTAGTTGTCGTATTCGGTACGGCCGGCAGAATTGTGCCGTTGACCGACGGCGTGAACAGCTCAGGGCGTCGTTCGCCGACGATGTACGACATTCCGGCTGTCACAGGACCGCCCATCGCTCGGAAACCACCGAAGCGGCCGCGAAATTGATTGCCTGACCAGTTCTCGTCACCGTGCGAGAGAATGTCGATCTTGGTACCGCTCTGGCCGGTCGCTTCTGCGTAGTTGCGCAGGATGTTTTTTGCTTCGTCGGTCTGGACGAGCTGGACGGCGTTGGCACCGGCTTTGCCCTTGCCGAAATACTGTTCGCCGAGCTGCTTGAGAGAGTTCAGCACCGACTTGTCTTTGATCGTGATGCCGTACTGCGAGATCGCGGCTTCCTTGATCTTTTTGTTAGCATCGTCGCCGCCCATCAGGGCCATAACGAGACCTGCAACGCCGCCGATCGCTCCACCGATAGCAGCTCCCCAAGGGCCAAAGTTCGCACCGATCGACATTCCTGTCCCGGCCATCGAAATGAGGTTTCCCCAACGGCCGCCGATCATGCCGCCTGCCATCGAAGCGATATCGCCAATACCGCCGAGCTTTCCGGCGAGAGCCGAGCCGCCGCCACCGGCCTTGAACCACTGGTTTCGCTTGCCGAACATGCCTTTCAGCCCGCCGAACATGCCGCCGATCTGCTGCATGAAACCACCGCCACCGGAACCCGAACCGCCCGTCGAGTTGCCGTAAATATCGACACCCGTTCCGGTGATATCCTGCCCGGCCAAACCGCCGCCACCGCCAAATGGATTGAAATTCGCCGTCCCGCCCGGACCCATTCCACCTCCCCAGCCAGTAGCATTCGCGGTACTGCCAAAAAGATTTGGCAGCCGACTAAGTATCGAACCGCCGCCCATCGTTGGGTTATAACCCATCGGCAAACCGCCTGTGTTCTTAGCGATCTGTTCGAGCAATTTTGTGTGATCTTTCAGTTCGCCGACGACAGGATTCTTAGCCTTTTCCATCTGCGATCCCATGCCCGGAAAGATCTTGTCCATTATTCCCGTGAACATCGAACTCAAACGCTGACCCTGCATCGCCTTGAGCGGTTCGGTTACGATCGACAGCAGCCCGCCGGTCTTTGAATTTAGCTTGTCGAGCGGCTCATTCATCCGCTTTAGGATCGCGTCGTAGGTGCCGTTGATACCGTCAACAATGCCCTCATTCAGCGTCTTCTGCGATGCCATGTGCTCATAAACACCGGCCACGATCTTCTCCTGCGAAACCTCCATCGCACGGTTCAGTTCCAGTCGCGATCGCTCGATGGTCAAGATGTCGTTGAGATAGTCTTTTTCACGTTCGAGCTGGTCGAGTTGGCCGAGATTCATCAGCTCGATCTGCACGTCCATGATCTCGCGACGCATGTTCAGTTCGTCGGACATCAGACGACGTTTTGCCTCTTCGCCGATGTCGATCTGACGCAACAGATCTAGCTGCAGGCCGAGGTTGTGGACGTCCTCTTCGCGGGTCTGTTTCTGATCGTCGAGCAGAGCCTTTAGCTCAGCTTCGCGTTCGATCTTGCGACCGATGAGCATCGCTCCGCGAGACAGTTCGCCGTTGATGCCTTGTTCGAGACCGAGCGAATCACGCAGATCCTTGACGTATTGCTGGCCCGGCAACAGTGTCATCGCCTGCATTCGGACATTGCCCGAGACAGTAGCGTCGCCACCCGTGACTTCCTCGGTCGCACGCTCAGCCTGAGCGATACGGAATGCTGAACGAACCTCGCCGGCGTCCGGCTGCAGCACACCTTCGTCGCGTGCACGATCGGCCAGACGGCGAACGATATCGCCCATCATCTTTTCGTCCGGAATAATGCCGATGCGCGAATACAGATCAATGATGCTGTCGAGCAGTTTTTCGCGGCGTTCCTTGGTCAGCGAGTCCGATTGCTGCTGGAGCATTCGATCGACGTCGCCCGTGATGTTGGTGCCGGTTCCGGTCGCACCTTCCAGCAGTTTCTGAGCCTGCGGACGTCGATCGCGGACCATCTTCTCGAGGTGTGTTCGGATTGTATTTCTTTCACCGGTTCTTGGATTCGTTCCGTCCGAAGCGTTCCATCTTACGCCGCTGCGGATGTTGCCGTAATTGATCGCCGTGTACAACTCAGGCAATCCCATTCCGGGCTTTACGCCTCGATCCACGAGATACGCATTCGCGGCCGCGAGGTAATTGTCGAGCGACATTCCCGGCTTGACGGTGCCGACGCCAGCCATTTTTCCGTATTTGACGCGTTCCTCGGGACCCATTTGCATCGGTCCGAGGTATTTACCACCTGTTCCTCCCCAGTTTGAGGTCGAAAGTCCACCACGACCACCTTCGTAAAGCAGGAACGTCGCGTAGTCGAGCGGCGTAACGCCGATCTCCTGAGCACGCTTGATGATGATCAGAGCTTCCGGGCTTGGGCCTGATCGCTTTGCAGCGGTCGTTTTACGTCCGGCTTTCTTAGCGTCTGGTTCGGAGCTGTTGTACGGAGTTGTCGACGTCGCGAATGGCAATCTACCTTCGCGATACATTTGGTATTCGTCTTCCTGTGGATTCCAGCTCGAGTAGTTTTTCTGACCGGCTTTCGTGCGTTCGACGCTGATATCGTTAGCGGCAATGCGAGATTCGAGGTTATCCCACTTTTGCTGCCATTTTGCCTGAGCATCGGCACCGTCGACCATGCCGCCGGTCCAGTCCCAATCCATCAATAGCTGTGTTCGCTCAGCGAGAAAACCAAGGACCTTCAACTCCTGACCGACACGCGTGAATGCGAAAACGAGATCATCAGCCCAGCCTTTGACTTCGTTCTTATTGTCCTTGAGCCAGCCGTCGACCGAATCGAGTGCGGCCTTTGCCGGTTCGGCAAGTTCACGCCCAAATGCGATGCCGACGGCACGCAGACGGTCCTGGACATCCTTGAATGATTTGTCAAATTCTTTCGCGGCCGCGACGTCTTCGGTACCGAGGACGAGGCCCATCTCACGAGCCTTTTTGATCAGCAGATCGATGTCGCCGTTGAACGATTTGATGAAAGGTATCAGCCGATAGCCGCTTTCGCCAAAGGCATCCATCGCAGCATTGCCCTGGCTAACGCCCTCGGGCAATTGAACGATCCGTTTCAACACCTGAGCGAACGCGGCGTCGAGATCCTTAGCAGCTTTGACGGGCTCGATACCGAGGCGTTTCATCTTCGCCAGAGCTTCGTCGCTGCCGTTGTTCGCATCGCCGATCAGTTTGGTGAAATTCTTAAAATTTTCACCGATCTCGTCATAACTGACGCCCAGCCGTTGTGCCTGAGCATCGAGTGCGGAAAGCATTTCGACCTGCAATCCCGTGATCTCACGAGCCTTCGACACACGAACGCCCAGCTCTGAATATGCCGCCGCCAGATCGAACGTGCCTTTCACAGCACGGAACGTCAGCTCAGGCAACCTCTGCACGACGTCGGCGAGCAGATTGCCGGCAAACGATGCCTTCGTCATCGCACCGGTCATCTTATCGACATCTGCACCGCCGTCGCCGACACGCTTGGTAGCAACGCCGAGACGCTCCAGCGATTTCTCTGTCGCTGCAACGTCTCGATCGTCGATCTCGATTATGAGTTTTACCTTGCGGTCAGCCATTGTGTGCTAGGTGCCCTGTGGCGTTTGAAACTGAGCCTTGGTCAGAACCCTTTCGAGCCTGATGTATCGGTCCTTGATCTCGTTTTCGGCAGCTCGCCAGACGACGAACAGCCGCTTTATTTCGAATGGATATTCAGACCAATCGGTCTCGATGCCGGCGTTTTCCCAGGTGATCAGATACCTGACCGTGTCGGCCAGAGCTTCGGCCTCGGCGTCGATCGCTTTCTCGATCGATCTCTCGACATCGGTCCGGAACGGCGGGCTGCAGTTCTTTGGGCATTTCGAACAGGCTACGAGCTTTTCGTCGTAAGTTTCGCCTTTTGCCGATGCCCAGCGGTCGCAGCCATCGTCGCCCTCGCAGCGGTACATTGCACCTTCGAGATCTTCGCCGGCTATCTCGCAAACGCGGCGGCGAACGATCGCCTCCGCGAGTGCTACTTTTTTGCCGCGATCGCCGTGCCGAAATGATAGTCAACGACTTGCTGCTTAAATCGCATCGGCACCTTGCCCTTGAAGCCTTCGGTGCGGACGCAGATATCGTCGTACAGCTTTGCCTTGGCTTTCGCCTTTTCGCTGATCGACGTGTTGTCGTTCGAGACGATCATGTCGTATCGCTTCTCAAGCTCGGTCGAGCGACGGCGAACGATGTGCTTCTGCGTCAGTAATTTGCCTGAGAGCAGCGATTGCGTTTGTATCGTGACGGTACCGTCCGTTGTCAGCTTACGAACGCCGGTCGATACTGCATCCGGCTCGACAACATAGACATTCGTCAACGAGTTCATCACCGCTTCGATCTCCGCGTCGCCGATCTGATCGCGGAAATCACCGTCGCACTCGACGTTCTCAACATTCACGACGAGCTCTCGCCAGAGTTTCTTGCCCTCGGCAGCGATCTGGTCGCGGTACCGTGCGAGTTCGGCAGTTCGTTCCTCGGTCGTTTCGCCTTCGAACGTAAAGCTGCACGCATCATAGAACTCGATAAGACGTGCATCCGTGACTGCTTTCATGTTGTGCGCGGTCTCAAATTTTTCGCTGCCCTCGATTATCTCGAAAGCGATTCGCTGCGACGCGTTGCCGTCGTAAAGCGATGACGATTCTTCTTTCTTCTTTCCTGACATTTGGGTTGTACTCCTTGTGGTTTTGAAATGTGGGCGATCCCGATTCGTCGGGACCGCCCGTGTGGTTTGACCAGGTCAACTACGACGCGTAGCTTGCGACGTCGTTCATGAGAACTGCGGTGAATGGGAAATCGCCTGAGTTCGACATCAGATCCAGGGAACCGTTGATGCCAACGAATCCGTTCAGATCAGCGACACGGTTTGCACTGTCGATGATCGCTCTCGTATGAGCGAGACGCAGCGACGAATTGTTCGCGTCGATGCCCAGGATCGGGATCATAAGCGAAACGTCGGTCCCGGCTTTCATCCAGTCGCGGGTCTTGTCGCCCACGGCGAGTCGAGCTCCCCAAGTGAACGTAAATCGGCGTGCACCGACGAGCAACTCATTGCGGATCTGGCCGCTCTTAGGATCACCGGCGACGACATACGGGCTGCAGGCACGATATCCGGGATCTGCTGGCGGCAATTCGATCGCGAGCTGCCAGCTTTCGAGGTCGCAGCTATAAGCCTGATAATCACCGACAACGCCGGCCGTAGTATTTGCCGAGGTCGCGGCATCAGTGACACCGGTACCATTGGCAGCGATCGCGATGTTCATGGTCGCATCGTTTGCGGCCTTTACCCACGGACGCATTGCGATCGTTGTTGATGAACCATATATCTCGAACATCGTCGAGATCACCAGATGGTTTCTCAGTGCAATGCGAACCTTGTCTGCCCATTGAGCAGCAGTTTCCGAACCGGCGACGGCGACAGGTACCAAGATCGGCGAGCCGGTCAGCCCTGCGGCAGTGATCGTGACATTGATGTTGCCGGCACCGGACACAGAACCTGCGGCTGTCGCCGTTTCGACCTGTGCGGTACCGTCGTCGTTGTCATTGAGCCGTATCGATGCCTGGCTGCCGTAGCCGTACTCACGGTCCGATGTGATCGTCGGCATCGTGTAGCCCGAGGGATCGGTTTCCTCAGCTCCTGAGCCTTCGTAGTTGGCCTGAATGCCGAGGCGTCCCATTTTGCCGCCGGAAATGACGAGCCGCGTGCAGACGATGGACTTGAACAGCTTGATGTCGATGCCGCCGACCTTTTCCAGCAGTGTGCGCGAAGGCAATTGTCGGCTGGTATTCATCGACTGCGGCGTGAACGTATGGATGTACGGTGCAGCAGCTCCCGACACGGCATAGCCGCCAAGTGCGTCCTTTAGGAAATAACCGATGTCCTGAAAATTAAAGTCCGGAGCAAAGTTCATGCCCGCACGAACGGTCGTCGCCCACTTGTCAGTAGGCACGTCCGATCCGTGGTCAAATCCGGCGTCGTCGGCAAACTCGGTCGCCGTTTCGACCATAGGAATGCCGGCCGAGATTATTCGGCGAAAATCGTCCGAGTTAGCCCGAGCCGTATTGTAGACCGTCTCATTCAAACGCGAGATCGCGTGTTCGATCTGTGATGGATGTGGCATGGTTACTTATCTCCTTCGTTGGTTTTTGCCGCGACGATCGCCTCTGCGAGCTCGAGCTTGTTGGTGTAGGTATTGCCGTCGAGACCGGCTTCTTTTGCCATCGCCTCGAGATCCTTGCGGCTGTTCCACTTGGCGAGACCTTCGGCAGTTTCAGCTTCAGCTTCGACCGACGCTTCAGCGTCCGCGAGTTCGAAGACGTTGACGAAACCTTCTTCGTCGCCCAGAAAATGCTTTGCATGCAGCAGTTCTGAACCGAGCAGGGCATCGACCTCGAACGCCGTGCCGTCGTTTACCTTGTGAAAATTACCCTGCGAATATTCGCGGATCTCTGTACGTGCAAATCTTATGTTCATTTCGGTTCTCCAAAGTTATAGCTGACCGGTTGGCCGCTCGGATTCAGAATTATCGGCAGATTGATCACGGCATACGGTGTGCTCGTGACGTTTCGGCTGCCGTCTATCGCTCTCAGCAAAAGGCTGTCGCAAACTTCGCCGCCGAGTGACGAGTCGGCATAAAACGCATCGGCGATCGTTCTCGCCATTTCAAAACATTGATCACGGGCCAGACGTCGCTGCGTCGCTTCTTTGCCCTCGATCTTTACCCAAAAACCGATGATCACTACGGCATCGAATGTGCGGTCCGGCTCCAATGCGAATTCGCTGTTCGAAACCACTAGCCCGCGAGCCTTGGTCATTTTCTGAGCTTCGCCGTCGAGCACCTCAGCCTGATAAAGCAGAGCGTCTTCGTCGGTGACTGCCTCGATCACGCCGAGAACGAATTCATAGACTGTCGATGACGGCGAGTTCATTAGTTAAAAAGTTCCTCAAACACTCGACCGACAATTGCCGGTCCTTTTTGCTCGAGCTTCACGGCTACACGCTCGTCAAATGGATTCGGCTTCGTTGCTGCCGCAGATCTTCGAGTGACGTAGACGTTGTTACCTTCGGTGATATACGGTTCGTCAGTTGGCCTTGAAAGCACCGGTATCAAGATCGCCTTTCCAAGCTTTGGCCGAATAGCCGGGCGTCCGCGTGCGACAGTTTCGGCATAATCGAATGCAGCTCGCGGCCGCAGCGTGATCTGCTTGGTTTTGCCGCTCGGATAATGGACCGTCGCTGGTCTCGCTCCCGTCCTGGCTTGTCGAGCCTTGACGCTCAGCTCCGCTCTCATGCGTTCGAAATCGAATAGCGGCGGAGCGACGCCCTGATACAGATTGCCGAGTTCGTAGGCGTTAGCCTTAATATCGGTTCTCAATAGGAGGGCACCCGCTTCTCCCAGTGCTCCAAGCCCTCGCTTCTTTCCGAGCGTCAGGATCTGAGCCAGATTCTCAATCTCCGTGACATCAACAACGACCTTATTCGCCACTGATCACCTCGTATTCGTCCTGATCGGCCTCGCTGAATGTCGGTACCGGCATCGCGTCAGACGATTGGTTCCAAACCCTGACGATCTCCGAAGCCTGGTCGAGATAAGCCGAAGCTGCAGCAGCCATTTCCGTCTGCGACAGATACTCGACGACCACGTTATTCTCGACTGTCTCGCGACGGACCAGACCGTTTGGCCTGATCGCCGTGTTCATGCTCAGCACCAGCAAGTGCATCGCGATCAAACCCTCAGCGAGTTTCAGCTCGTCAACGATCTCGGCCTCGGCGTAGTACGTCGCACCGACCCAACCCAACAGTCGGCGTGAGGCGGCGGCAATATACGGAGTGATCCTTTCATCCCTGACTTCGTCATGAATGTTGAATGTATCCCGTAAATAATCTGCATCGATCAATGCCGCCACCTTACACCTCCAGTTCCGTTAAGCCGGGAAATCGTAGCTGAACCACGCCTGATACGAACGAGTGTTGTTCGGTGCCGTCGTCGCCGATATCGAGTTGTTGGTCGCATCAACTGCCGAAGCAGCCTCGACCGTCGTATCGTAACGAAGCATCTGAACCGTCAGGTTCGTCGCACCATACGGCACCGGCACGCCGAGCTTCACGCCGTAGCCGATGTCGAGCGTATCGCCAGCGGCATTGCCCGCGATCGAGTTCAACGTAAAGTTTGTGATCGACGCGAAGATCTTCGAACCGACCTGGTCGAGACCTCCGGCGAACACAAAATTCTCGCTGATCGTGGTGCCGTCCGGAGCTTTGCCGTGCACCGTGAAATCGAATGCCGTGATCGACGCGTTGGCGTCGGTGAAATTGACCACAACGTTTCGCGGCACTGTCGGCTGCACGACGCTCGCCATGTTCGACGGCTCAGCAACTGCGTTCAGATCTAGCTGAGTAGCAGCTGCAGAAGTCGTCGCCGTCGGCACAACTCCCCAAACAACGTGACCGCACATCTTCGACGTGCCGAGATTGTATTTCTGCCAATAGGTCCCGTCCGAAACGAAGATCTTATTCAGACCTGTCGCATGCGTCGTGATCGCGAACGATCCCGCAGGATGCGACGTAGTCGTAGAATTCGGCGTGATCGCGGTCGTCAAAATGATGACGCGCTTACCGCCAAGATTGATATAACCGGTATCGTCGTGAAACAGCTCAAGGATGCGATCCCTGATCTTCACATACGTCGTGCCGATACCTTTTCCAAGAGTCTTAACTCCCATTTACTTTTCCTCCGTGGCCGCAGCCTTCTTTGCCGATGCCTTCGGTGCCGCCGTCTTAGGTGCTGGCGTCTCGTCCGGCTGAACCTTGCCACCGACAACGAGCAAACGACCCGACAGGATCGCCGATGCCGTCTTTTTCCCGACGTTGTCGCCGAGTTTTTCTTTGCCGTCACGGACCAGTTTGAATCCGGTTTCGTGATCGAAAAAACTCGTGTCCGAGTCTGCCAACTGCACGGTGCTGCAGGCGTATGATCTTTCTTGCTTTGCCATTCTTCCTCCGAGTTATATGCGGCCCTCGCGTGAGAGCCGCACATCGTTCACTACGCTACGAGACTATTCGTCGTCGTCTTCAGGCTGCATCCACGCCGGGAACTGAGCACCGCTGTAAGCGACAGATCCGTCGATCACGACCGATGCGGTTCGCTGCAATTTGGCAAAGCCGGTTGTGATCGAGATGTAGGCTTCCTCCATCTGCTTCGAGATGATCTTGCCCGACTCAACCATCAACGGAGCCGATGTCAGCTGCACCAACGAGCCAGCCGGATCGTTCAAGATCAACTGATCCGCTGCCGCACGAGCCGAAGGATAAAGCGACGACGGCATGATCAGCGGCGATCTCAACGTGGTCTGAAGAAGAGGATTTCCGTAGAACATCTTCTTCATCTCTTCGAGATTGACGTATTCGAGCACGGTCGTTGCATCACCGATCGCCTGCAAGTAGTTGTGGCCGATCAGACCGCCCTGGATCGCAGCACGAGCGATATCGAACCATGTGACGCCGTCGTTTGTGTCCTCGACGCCAATCACTGCAGCAGCTTCGGCACCGCCTGCAACATCGCCATCGACGATAACGTCGACTGCCATGTTGTTGAGCTTGTTGCCAAGCTTCAAACCGGCATGACGGAACCAAACCTGTGCAAGCGACAACGTGTTGTAGCGGATCGACTCGTAGGTCACCCTCAGCCCGCGTGTACGCTTGCTCAAAGCGACGGTCTTCTCGTCATACACGACGGTACCGACGCCGATGGTTTCACCTTCGCCGGTGACTTCCATTTCGGCATCCGACGTATTGACGTATGGGACCGTAACATTCTTTTGAGGAACGGTTTCCTCACGAACGATCAGATCCTGAAAGAACGATCGCTGCACGATCGAACGATCGACGACCGGAAGATTGACATCCGGATTGAGAAAGCTGCCCGGCTGGCCCGTCACAACAGGTCCCATCGCGGCGACGCCCAATCCCTGACGTGCACCTTCGCGAACGATCTCGGACATCAGATGAGCGTTGTCATCGTGTCCCATCAGTTCATCGACCGTCGTTCGATTCATATCGACGCCGATCTCATGAAGGAACTTGCCGAGCGAAATGCCCTTGCCTTCTTCCTTAAACTGCTCGCCAACGTACTGGCGAAGCGTGATATCTCGCGGCTTTTCCTTGTCCTTGCGGACAGCATTAAGCTTCGAGATGGTTTCCTGAACCTTGCCTTTAATTCCAAGTGTGCTCATTGATCTTCTCCGTGAATACGCTGGTGCCTAGAGGCCCAGGAAAGTACCGGTGGCGTTCTCCGCTGCACCAACCAAACAAATACCGGCCAACAGCTTACGGTCGCCCGATGCGAGTGCTGCTACGGTCGAGACGCTGCCCGTTGCCGGAGCTCCCATCTTGACCTGGGCACCGGCAGCGATCGCACCGCCGACACACTTTGCCGTGAACACACGTCGAAATCGCATGATCTCAACTGTGACCTCAGCATCCTCTTCGGTCGCGTCCTTCGCCGGAACCGAAACGTAGCCGATCGGTATTTCACCGTCGCCGGCCACATCGAACTGGTTGTCGCCGGTGATGGCAACGATCGCGTCTGCCGGCACGCCTGCCGTTTCGATCGTTCCAGTGATCGCCAGGGCACCGCTTTCAGTCTTCTTGATTTCCATGATCTTCTCTCCTTAAATTGACTCGAACTGAATGTGCCTAGAGCAATCCGCCTGTCGGATCGTCCTCTGCAACTGCCTGATTGCTGACGACAGTAGACTCGTCAGTCGATTCCTCCGACGAGCGTCCACCTTTCGGGAAGAGCGTCGCCACTTTGTCTGTGTAGAATGTGCCGAGAGCCTGCAGGCGTTCGACTGCAGCGGCTTCGATGTCATCGGCGATGACCTTTGGCAATTCCTTGTCTTCGGCACCGCATTCGGCGATCGTGGCGAGGCGTTTGACCTCGGCACGCTTTTCGTCGAGCAATGCTTTTCCTACGTCGGCCTGCTTCAGCAGCTCGGCTACGGTCTTTGCGTCGGTTGACTCTGTCAACTCCGCGACCTTGTCGGCGAGAGATTCGCCGGCCTTGAAGATCTCCGTCTCCGGAACATCATCGCCGTCAAACTCAATGCCGAGTTTCGTCTTTTGTTCACTCGTAAGTTTCATAGTTTTCTCCTCGTTTAAGCTTGGCGGCTCAGCGGCTGCCTCATCTGCGGACATTCCCGCCAGATCCTTTTCGTCGTCATCGATATTCTTTGCCGTCCGATCGGCTCCCTGAAACACGAGCGAGGCTTCCCAATACTCGTGGATCTCCGTGACGATCATTCTCACGATCTCGCCCTCGACCTCTTCGCCGAGCAGATTCCAGAATCTGCCCTCTTCGACGAGCTGCGGATGTGAGAACTCAAAATCAAATAGCACCGTCATCGACGTGCTGTGTATCGCAGGCGGCTTCATCAGCAGCAGCCGCGAGATACGCGGATTCATCAGTGCGTCGATCTTGTAGATAGCGTTGATGCCCGGTGCACCTTTCTTCGCTCGATCGTCGGCGTCCCAACTCGCGTCAGCGACGACACCGAGAGCGTTGTTGATGTCAAACAGATCGTGGTTCGGATAGACGGTTGCGCCGTAGAGTTTCTCAACGCTGTCTTCGAGCACCGTGTCCCGCGTAAAATCAAGACAGTGCCCGGGAATGAACCGCTTTGAGATCGCACGAAACGGCACCGAGATATAGTCGCCATCTTTCGGTAGCACATCCTCGATCGATTCGAAGTTGAAGTTGTCCGACTTCGACTGGTTCTTTGCAAAATCAAAATACATCGACGCCTGGCCGCTGGCTTTCAATTTCTCGACCAGCTCAGCCGCCGACGCTATCTCGTCAACCGCGATCGGTGCACGCAGATTCACACGGCCGTGACCGCCGACAGCGGACAGGCTCATGATCTCTACGCCTTTGTGGATCTTCTTTGGTTTCATTAGACCTCGATCTTTTCGAACGGCAAGCCCTTGATGTTGGCTGCGAAAAACTTGCCTGCCGAACCTTTTTTGCCGTCCCACGTTTCCATGAATTTCCTGGCAACGCTCGGCATGACCTTGTAACGAAACGCGTCTTTCGCGTCCTTCTTAAACTTGATGTCGAGCATTCGCGACGCCTTGTCGTATCGGCCCTCGGCCAGATTGCTCGAAACTATGGGTTGGAAATCATTCATGTCACTTCTCCGTTTTGGATAAATCCGTGCCATCCGCATCCATCGCCGGTCAGTAATATCGACGAGCTACCATTCTGAAGCGTTAGATCTTCGTAGCCGGTTCCCAACATATTCCAACGACCGGGTGTCGGTTCAGTCGTTTGCGGCACGCTTGGTTTCCAGCACATAACTGAGTGGACGCCGACACGATCCTTGCCGTTCTTCTCAAAACATAGCGGGCATATGAAAAGGATTCCGTCTGCTTCCGAAAGCTCTTCGACCTCGCGAAAACTCGTGTCGGTTACGCGTTTGAGAAACTGTGGCTCCAGCTCGGTCAGTCGTAATCTCATTCTTCGTCCTCTACTCCTGCGATCACGCCTTCCAGTCGCGTGCGGCAGTTTGGGTGAAAAGGAGGAAAACCGCGTCCGGTTTCAATAAGCTCGTCACTGATCGTGACCCCGTCTTCCTCGATATAGATCCTGATCGTGTCGATCGGATTCGTGCTGATGCCTTTGCTCAGCTCAGTCTTGTAAAGTGCCTGCTCAAATTCAGCCGGACTGAGTTTGCCGAGTCGCTCGATCGTGCTCTGGGCGGTACCGACCGTGACCAATTTGCCGTCCAGGAATTCGCATAGCGCGGTTGTTCGTGAATCGAGAATGGCAACGATCTTTGCCTTAGCGATCTCAGCCTGTGCCAGCGATCCAATGTGTGCCCAGTTGCGGGTCCGCTGAACTGCCGTTTGAACCACGGTAAGCGTCTGTCGGTCCGTAAGTCTGTTGAACTTTTCGCCTGATGCTCGTCGAAACTCAGCGAGCTCTTCGCTCGATTCACGTCCGAACAATGCCGCACCGTTCTCGAAATATTGCTCGACAAAGAACTTTCGCATCGGCTCGCGAGTGTTATCAGCGAACTTTGAAAAGTAGAAATGATCGAGCTGGCCGATGAATTTGATCGAAGCTTTGTCAGGGCCGCCGAGTCGTAAAGTGATAGGCGAATCGCCGCCAAAGACAGTAACGTCTCGTAGCCTGTAATATTCGTAGATCGACTTTGTAGTCGTACTGATCGCTCGCTTCGCACGATCTCCGGCCCAGCCGGTCGCGAAGCTGCGTTCCATTTCGTCGAGTAATCGCCGGGCGAAGTCGTCGCCGTCGGCGAAGTCTTCGAAGCTGTGTCTTTCCAGAAACTGGCGTAGCTGGTCGAGAGCGTCAGTAACGCTATCACCAAGATAACCGCGGATCTTGCCAAAATACTGGCGAATGAATCTCTCAAGGATCTCATCTATCTGTTCCTCCGTTAGTTGAAGGCTGCTAGAGCCTTTTTTTTTAGCGGCACAACATTACTGGCCGTTGTATCGCTGTCAGATGAACCGCTCCATATCTCGATCGTTTCGGGTTGGTGGCGGTATTTTTCGCTGACCTTGTCATAGGTCAGCTTTACCGTTCGTTTGTTCGGTACGGTTGTGAGCGAGCGTCCGCGTGACAGTTGCTGCGGAGCGACGCCCGTCTCAGAAAATAAAAGAGCTTCGTCAGCCCAGCTTTCATAGCCGAGCGATTGGGCTGCCTCGTCCGGCGTGATCACTCCGGCTTTGACGCGTGCGAACGTGTCGCGGAATCGGATCTCTTCGGTCTCAGCCTCAGCCTTCGCATTCCGCGAATGTGCCTTGTCGAACTGCAGCGAGACCCCGGTCGTTTCAATGCCGGCAAGTCGAAGGTCCAGTCGATAGGTCGCTTCCATTCGTCGCTTAACGATCCGCTGCATGTTGCGAACCTGAGCGAGCAGGATGTAATAAACGACGTCGGCAAACGTCTCGGTCGTCGAATCTGTGCGTCCGTGAAACGCCGGGAACGATGCCATGCCGCTCATCACGAATTCCTCGCTCAGCCGGTTGATGTCGTAAACTCCTGCAGCTCCGGTCGTGACCGGCTCGTGCGTGACCTTTTGGTCATTCATGTGGACCATCACGCCCTTGTTCAGGTTGCCGTCGAGTGCGGTCGAGAGCCTCGCCAGATAGGCTGTGCATCGCGATGCGTATTCTTCCGGAGTCTCGTTCGGCTTTTTCGCCGGACGCTGAGCCGCAAAATCAATGAAGCCGAGCAGGCCAAGCTTCTGAGCCATGAATCTGATGTTGTCCAGGATCGGCGTCTGCCCTTTGACGATCGCTTCGACAGCAGCCGTCGCCGGCGGCTTGGCATACGGCGAATTCTCGATCGTCGAGAGAGCGAAATATTTGTATGTCTCAGAATTGAGCGGCACCAGTCCGAGCTCATTGCCCGAGGCAAACACGCCCGAGGCTTTCTGAAACGCGTCATAACTGTCGGTCTCTTTGTTGTAGCGAAACCTGATCTGTTCAACCGGAACCAGCACAACCTTTTCAACGCGGCGGCCGGCGAGATTTACAACGTCTTCGCTCGACACTGCACCGGACCATGAGACCGACGCCAGATATTGATTCAGCAGGCCATCGACGCCGCAGCCATGCGTGTAAATTCGCGATGCCGATTCGTTTAGACGATTGACGGCCTTTTCGGCTGCGGCCTCTGTCGATGCTTCGACCGACAACGAGTGTCCCGGATTACCGAGATTCACGATGTTGGCCGCGTACTGAGAAACGTCAGGATTGAAAACGTAAAGATTCTTGAGAGCAGCGAGAACCTCGAAATCGACCACAGGATTGAGCGTGCCCATGCCCGACAGCAGCGACCCGAGACTTCCGTTCTGGGTCTCTTTCGACGAACGGCCATTCGTCGGCAGATCTACGCCGCCGAGCTGGCTGAATGTCGCTATCGCAAATCGTATTCGGTCCCAGATATTCATGATCTAAATAAATCGCCTGTGTTCTCAGAAAATTCCGCTACGCCTTAACACTCGCGTCCGGCTTTTGACCGCCATCAGAAACGACCAGAAAGACAACAGCGGCTACATTTTGCCCTCGGCATTGACCCAAACTACCTAGCAAACGCCGTCGCCGGCATCGCACCCACAAATCCGGTAGCCTGTGTGCGTTTTTTCATCCACACATAGTTCGCCAGAGCCAACGCCATGAACTGATCGTCGTGATAGCCGCTCATGGCTCCCCAGCTTCCGTTGTCAAACCAAACCACCGTCCGTGCCTCTTCGCACCACTCTTGGCTCGAAAGCCCAAGTTCCTCGGTCCTGATCGCCTGCTCCAGTGCGATCGCGTAAGCCGGTTTATTCGCGGCCGTCGTGACGATGCCGAAATCGGCCTGCTCAAAAGCTTCGTCCTCAGACATCTCGCCGTCTTCGATCTTTCGCTCGAGCCTGCGGTCGAGGTGCCGATATATCGACTCTTCGGGAACCAGCTTCTGCAGCTCGCGGATCGTGGCGATGCCGGTGTTGTTTCTTTCAACAACGAGCAGCGGCCAGCCGAATCGCTCCCAAAGCTCGGCGATCCTGTAAGCGAGCAGATCAGGCGAACGCCGTATCTTCTCGTTGTGGACCTGCCGTCCGGTCGTAATGTCAATGATCGCGATCGCTGCCGGATCTCCGGTGTCGAGCCCGAGCGATGTGTCGCAGCCGAGAATGTATTCGTGCCCGTCGATCGCCTGCTCGTGCGGCTCGCACGTCGGTTTCAAATACTTCGCCTTGATCACCGGACGTCCGGTCTGTTCGAAGCAATCTACGTCGTTCTCCGGATACTCGACCTTGAACTGGTCCTCGCCTCCGGGCAGCTCGACGATCTTCATCCGACGCCATGCCAGAAACTCAGCGACCTCGTCGCAGTACCAGACGGCTTTCTTGGCAACGTGGCCTTTAGTTTTCAAATGAGCCAGGATCAGCTCGCAGACTTCCTGCTCGTCGGTCGTAACCTTTGCCTTGTCAAACTTCTCTCGCTTGGCTATCCGATCGATCTGCGAGATCTCGTGACCGGGAACCGCCCAAACGTCTTTCAATGTTTCGCCCGGCTGCAGCAGCACCCATTCTCGTTTGCGGCCCTGAGCGAACTTCGCACCTTCTAACCGGTAACTGCGTTTCCACCACCATTCGAAAAAGAAACTGTTCCAGCCGCCTTCGCCCTTTTTGGCTTGCTGATAGACCGAATGCGTCCAGTCGATACCGAACGGTGTCGATTCGATCGCGATGCGGCCGCCCTGTGCAGCTTCGATCAATGACGTCGCAGCTTTCTTAGCATCGCCTCGCCAGAACGGCGGCTCGGTCAGATGCAGATCTGTGATCGTCTGGCCTCGGCCCTTGCCTTCGTGTCCGGGCTGGACCGACGCCGTCGAGAGCCGCGAATTGATCGTGCCTTTCTGCGTGTCGGCAAACTCGATCAGATCTTCCGAGTAGTACTTCGTATCAGGCCGCAGATGCAGCGGCAGATTCTCGTACATCACTTTGAAGTCCGCTCGAAACTGAGCCTCGGTATCGGGATCATGCGGCACCGTCCTGGCATTTCGACCGCTATTCACGACAGCATTTGCAAAGAACTGTGCCTTAAAGAACGTCGACAAACCTTGCCGGCGAGACTTGATCACGATGTCGCGTCCGGTCAGATTCTCATTCAGGTGCTGCTGGATCTCGTTGAACTTGAGCAGCACGAGTTTGTTCTCGTCGAACGCATCGCGAACGTAGATAAAGTTTTCAATGAACAATCGGCGGTATTCTCTGTCGTGCCACCGTACACGCCACCAGCTCAGCGGAGCCAGTCTAAAATCATCGGTCTTTGCCGCCAGCGAGGAGGCTAAACGGCTGTTTGCCGCCTTCATCCTCGCGAGACTCTGTTCCGTCGTCGAACTCGTGTTCCGATTTGCCATAGTGTGCTTTCGCAAGTTCGGCGAACTGATCGCCATATTTCACCAGCAGCTTGGCGAGCTGCTCATCGATCGACCCTGCCCACGTCAGCAGCTTTTCGTAGCCCGAGACAAAGGTTTCGAAATTGTCCTTCGTCAGATTCAGGTTTCGCCTGGCTTCGATCTCCAGCTTGCAGAAATCTCGATACTTCGCCAGATCGTCCTTGTCGGCACTGTCCAGGAGAGCTTTCTTTCCGAGCCTCTCGCGGACCGTCTTGATGCCGATGTACAGATCCTGCTCGTCGCTGTTGACTTTGGTCACGAGCTTCTCGTTATAGATCCGCAGTGAATTGTCAAAACCGTACTTATCGATCCAGCCTTCACGCCAGTTTTTCGAGCCGTACTTTCCGCGATCGTAGAGATTGGCTTTTCTCCACAGCGGCCAACCCGACTTCTTCATTTCACGTTCGATAGCTTCGACATTCTTGCCGCCATACTTGCAGTACAGCTCGCGGCATTTCTCGATCGCATCGTTCGTGTATGACTTAGGCATCTGTTCTCAAATCTCGCGGCCGTGTTGCAGAGTCGGCGTTTCGTTAGCCATTCGCTTTACCTCATCCTGCCGGCCGCGTTTGCCCGCCCAACCCAAGGAATACGGGCAAACCTATTCATTCGCGAGGACCGTGCCGACGATCACGCCGAGAGCAGCACCGCCTATCAACCATTTCGCCTTTGTCCAGAACGTCGCTCGCTGCGACTTCAATTGTTTGATCAGCAAGTCTTTCGCCGTCAGCGCGTCACGCAATTGCGTCTTCTCGTCGGCATTCAATTTGCCGATGTCTTTCAGGCCGGCCGAGATCTCGCGTTCCAGCGTCAGCAGTTCGGCCTGTTTCTCGATCAGCTTGTTTTGCGACGCCAGTAACTGACGTGCGGCTTTCAATTCCTCGACCGCCTCGGCACATGCCTTGATCAGACCGGCGTCAGCGGTAACAGGAGTAGCCGATGGCGTCGAGCTCGCGGCAGAGCTGCTCGGCGGTTGGCTGGTCTGTCCGTGGCTCAGCGACGGCACGATCGTAAACGTCGCGATCGCGGCTAACACCGCCAGACAATGTATCCAATTCCTTAACCTTTTCATCTCGTTTCTCCTCAAGCTTTCCAACTTCCTTTTCACGCTTCACAAGCTCGCTCGCGATCTTTGCGGCTTTTTCAAGCGATTCGGCAGCCTGCTTTTCCAAAGCCCGCGTATCTCGCCAAGCCTTCCACGAATCGACCCAACCGGAAACCGCGACCAACGCCACCAGGATCAACACGCAAACGACGACTGCCTTTGCCCGTCCCGTCAGCTCATCCCAGAAAATTCGCAGTGCGTCGATCACTTGTTCGCCTTCAACTCCTTGACCATCGTCTTGATCTCGCTGATGTCGGTCTGCATTCGGTCCATGCGTTCCGATTGACGTCGCTCGACCTGCTCAGCCACGCCCTTGTTAAAGTGGATATCGGGCTTCTCCTTGTGCTCATGCAGGTCATTCCAAAGGTCATCCAACGAATCCGAAGTCTTCTTTCCGTTCATTTCCACTCGAATAGCCCACGCGATCAAAGCAATGCAGCCGCCAACAAACGGCACAAGAAATCCAGGATGTGAAAAAAGTGAGGTTTCCATAACTATTTCGGATCTATCCTGAGCGACGGCCGCTCTGGATTTGTGGCGTATTCGGCCTTGAGTTTTAGCGTCTTATAGCCGATCACTTTCTCGGACACGAACCACACCAGAAAGCCCAGAAAACCAAGGCCAAGGACTGTCGGCAACAAGATTTTGAGCAGATCGACCGTTTCAGGTGAGAGCTGAACGCCGAACCATTCCTTCAAACCGGCACCGCCGCCAACGAATGCGATCACGGCGGCGAGCTGCGTCTTGAGCTTTGCCATGAAACCGGTTGGCTCCGGAGCATCAACTGCGACCTCAACCGGAGGCGTCGGCGGTGCTGCGGCAGAGCTGGTTACGTCAACGGCCGGTTCGACCGTGACGTTCTCTGTCACGGACTCCGGATTGCCCGCTGCCGGCACAACCGCCGACTCTTGTCCTGGGATATCTAGCAGA